ATGGTGAAGCTGACAAAGGCTTTCGTGGATAAGGTGCAGGCACCTACGTCCGGCTATGCGATGCACTGGGATGACTCAGTCAAAGGATATGCCCTTCGAGTATCACCGCAGGGCAAGCGCGTGTTCGTGGTAATGGGGCGGGTGCTGGGCAAATCTATCCAGTTCACCCTTGGTCCCTATGGCACGCTGACGGAAGCCAAAGCGCGGGAGCGGGCGCAGAAGGTGTTGCAGGACATGCGCGAGGGAATCGACCCGCGCGAGGCCAAGAAGCAAGACGAGGCAGCGAAGGTGACGCTTCGCACGGTCGCGGATGCCTATTTCGCAAGACCTGGCAAACTGAAAGAGGCGACCCGCAACGAGATGGACCGCCAGATAAAGACGGTTCTGGCAGCGTGGGAAAACAAGCCCATAGCGTCCATCACCGAGGACGACGTGCGCAAGCGCTATCGCGAGATGACGACCAAGGGGATGCGCGGGAAGCCCGCTATCGGCAGCGCCAACCTCAGCATGACCACACTGCGCACCCTCATCAATTTCGCCAGCCGCCAATACCGCCGCGCTGACGGGTCGCCGCTCATTGCGCACAACCCGGTCCTTGCGCTCAAGGACGACTGGCTTGAGCTAAAGCCCCGCACCCGTGACATTGACGAGAAAAGGGTCGGCGAGGTGTGGCACGCGCTTGCAGAAATGCGCATTACCGCACGGGATGACGATGCCCGGGCTGGCGTCGATCTGGTCCGCTTCCTTCTGCTGACAGGTGCCCGCCGCAACGAGGGTGCCATGCTCACATGGGATCGCGTCAATTTGGACGAGGGATGGTTCCACCTGCCGGACCCGAAGAACGCCAACCCGGTTTGGATTCCTCTATCGTCCGTTGCTGTCGAACTGCTCAAAGCGCGCAAGCCTGCTGATGACGATAAAAACGCCAGCAAGTTCGTATTCCCATCACGCAGCAAAGCGGGCCATGTGCAAGATACCCGCGCTCCGTTGGAACGGGTCAGCAAGGTTGCCGGCCTGCACCTGAGCGCCCACGACCTGCGGCGCACGTTCGTTTCCGTCGGTGTGGCCACATGCGGGATCGCCCTGCACGAGATTGAGCTTCTGACGAACCATGTTCCGAAGGGCGTCACCGCGAAACACTACCTCCGCACCCAGCGCCTCCAATACCTGCAACCGAAGGTGCAGACGATTGGTGACTGGATTGAGCAACAGGGAGCGATTGCGCGGGCGAAGGCTACCGGCGGGAACGTGGTGGCGCTGCCGCAGCGAGCGTGATGCTCGCGCTGGGCGCCGTGCGCCGGGGTAGCAGCACCGGCCAGCGTGCGGCGCGGCAGTAGGGGCGGCAGCACAGCGATCGCGCTTGTGCGGGCCTTGTAGCGAAGGTCTCTTTTCAACCGTTCCCGAATCAGCTATCAAGAAAGCGAGCCAGTCCCCTAGAGGACTACCGTGCATGTCGCTGGCTGCGATATGCGCATAGCGGAAGCGGCGATCATGGTGCCAAAAACGCCCTGATCCGCCGCTATTTTATTGTCTGGCGAACAGGGCACTTTTAAGGAGTGCCGCCGTTATGGCGCTTGAAACTTTCAACGACACGCCGCTCTTCGACGAAAATGATATTTGGGTGATCTTCGATACAGCCAAGCAATATGTCTCATTCGTGATGGAAGAGACATATTGTGAAGAAGTATCATACAATGTTGTTCTCAAATGCATTCGGGAAAGCGTCGAAGAACATTTGAAGCTTGTGCTGAGTGGGGGGTAGTTTAGACAGCGTTTTATCAAATACAGGCGTGGTTGTTTAGTGTATAGCTACGTTACCGGCCCGCTTTATCTCTGGTAGAGCGGGCCATCGGTCGCTTCCGGCGCATCTGCGCTGAAACCGAATCCACCGCTCACGCGGTCGCGGCTGTCATTGTTCGACCTAATCGTCGGGCCGACAGAGGCTTGACCGATGAGTGAAATGTCCTTTGACCAGCTCTGCGAGCTGTTCGCCTATACCCCAAAGCGTCGTCCGCTTAGCGGTGACGAGGTTGCCGAAATTCTCGGCGTCCATCCCAACACCATGAACCAGTATCGCTTCCGTGGCGAGGGGCCGCGCTATTTCAGCCCGCCCGGAACGCGCCGCTGTTGGTATGCGGAACTCGATGTTCTGCGCTGGCTCGCCTCCGGCGCTCGTCACAGCACGAGCGAAGCAGCCTGATTCCCCTCATGAGTAGGCGGCAGGTAGCCACCCCTGCCGCCCGGAGTATCGACGTGAACAGCAGCAATTTACAGGGCCTCGCCGTGGGTCCGCAATCCCCGAATGTTTTTGCAAAATACTTTGCTTCGCGTAAAAATTTGCCGAGAGTAGAGGGGAATTGGGCAAAATCCTTTACTATCCCGACCCCCGGCGGGGAGGGTCATCATGGTTGAGCAGACGCCGTCGTGGGAAGCGCCCAAGGATGCCGATGGCGGTATCGACTGGCACGCGATGCCCGGTGCGCTGCCGCCTCGCACCCCCGATATGGACTTTCGCACCCCCGAGCAGAAGCGCGAGGACACAGAGCGCCTTGCGAAGATCATGGAGGATAGTCGGCGGGCAGAGGAAGCGAAGCTGGCAGCGGCGCAGTTGAAGGCTGGCGTTGCGATCCCGCCTCCGATGGCACCGATGGACGCAATCACAATGGAGGTCGCAATGAGCAGCGATACCACCACCGTTTCCCTGCAATACCTCGTTGACCCCTTCTTGCCGAGCGGGTGCGTCGTTGGCTTCTTCGGACGTGGCAGCACTGCCAAGTCGTCGTTGGTAGCCACGCTGGGCGCACAGATCAGCGGGGAGGCATCGACCCTCTGGATCAGCGTGGAGGAACCGAACGATTGGATCAGGGTGCGGCATATGAAGATCGGCGGCGATGAGGGCACGTTGTTTGTCGTCACTGCCGTTGCGAACAAGTCCGATACCCATGGGCGCGTTACCGGGTCCAACTTTGATGTTTACGAACATCTGGAAACGGCAATCCAGAAGGCGAAGCGCGGTGCCGACACCATGTATATCCCGCCGCGCCCGCTCAAGCTGGTCGTGCTGGACACGGCGGTTGGGCTGACGGGCTGGCGCAAGGGGGAAAGCCCGAACGACGATGCCTCGGTGAAGAAACTGCTCGCCTATCTGCAAGTGCTGGCGGAGCGGTATGACGTCACCATCGCCATTATCGGTCACTCGAACAAGGGGAAGCACGAATACTTTGCCGACACCGTGGCGGGTGCTTCCGCGTGGACCAATTCGCCGCGCCTGTCGTTCGTCCATGCCCGCGACATTCGGGAGGAGCACGCCAACGTGATGCGGGTGGCTAAGACGAACCTGACCACGCGCTTCACGACGCTCTACAACACCGAGCCGGTCCATACGCTGCACCGTCGCGCGGAGGGTGCCAACTCCGTGCTGGTCCGCGTCAACATTGGGCTGACGGTTTGGGGGGAGGACGAGTCAATGGAGGTGTTCGAGGACGCCACCCGCAAACCGAAAGAGGACGGGGACGGCGAAGGTGGCGGGAGCAAGAAGCGGAGCGTCGTGGGTGACGCGGTGAACGAGTTGGTGCAGGCAGTTTACACGACCGGCCAGCCTGTCACCCGTGAGCAGGTCCACGAACTGATGGGGCGCGAGATCAGTCGGCGCGAATGGGGTAAGGTGGACGACCAGCTAAGGATGGCGGCGTTCAATTACGGTGTGCTCATTGAGGCTGGCCCGCAGAACAAAGTGCTTTACCGGAAGCGCGACGGGTAGAGCTGTTACATTCGCCCCCTATGACCACAGCATGTAACAACGGTAACAACGGTAACAGTTGTTTGATAATTAGACCCTTTTTAAGCACTCGTTGTTACCGATGTTGCCGTTGTTACACATTTTGCCAATACCGGCCCATGTAACAGGTCTGACCTCGCGGGTTCAGCTTGCTTGCGCCCGCTCGCGCCAAATTGTGGTCATGGGCGCAACCTGACGAACCGTTGCTCCATCACTTCCTTGCCCCATTGTTGGCCGAGCCTTTCTTCAACACAGACAAACCCAAAACTCTCGTAGAGGTGACGTGCCGCTGAAAGCCCCTTGAAAGTCCAGAGATGGGTTTCGGCAAAGCCGCTCTCATCTGCGAAGGCAATGGCAGCCGAAAGCAGCTTACGCCCTGCACCTCCGCCACGCACCCGGTCGCTGACGATGAAGCAGCGAAGGTGCGCTATACCCTCTCCCATATCCTCGCCATCGACCGAAACCGAACCGACGATTTCGTCACCCTGCATTGCCGCCCAGATTTCGTTCCGGGGACTTTCGAGCCGGTTGCAGAGATCTGCAAGACCCCCTGCGATGACGCTCTCGAAGCGTTGCCCGAAACCTGTCTCCCTCGCATAGTAGAGCGCGTGCATTTCCGTGACCCGCGCGATGATGCCGGTCTGATAGCCGCGGACAATGTTGATGGCGGGAGGCGCTTGCGGTTCGCTGGTCGCGCCGAGTGCATCGGCATAGAGGCGAAGCCCGTCCAAGACGGCACGTTCCTGGCCCTGCTTCAGATGGCGAAGGGCCGCGACGACCTGATCGCTCGCAAAGGCATGGATCGCGGCCACGCGCGCCTGTCCCTGTGGCGTAAGTGAGAGTCGTTTGAGGCGACCATCGGCTGTCTCGTTTACGTCGCCGGACTCGATGAGCTTGCGCAGCATCCGGCTGACGCTCGACTTTTCGAGACGAAGGCGGCTTCCAAGATCGCGGGCGGTTAAGCCGCCTTTCTCAATCTCGATCAGGGCATGGACCGCGGATGGCGAAAGCTCGGTGCCCGCGAAACCGCCACCCATGAAGCCCCACTCACGTGCCATCGCACGCGAAACGTCGCGTATTTCTGTAACCAAATTAGGATCGGGGTTCATATTCGGGGCTTTCTATCGAAAGGTTGTGCCGTGCAACCGTCGTAAGTTGTATAATACAACTGTGTCAATCCCCCTTTGTCATTACCGCCGCCAGCGCGGTCGCCGCGCATAGGGGGCAGCGCCGGGTCTGGGCGCGCGAAAGCACCGCGCTCGCCCCTACGGCGCCGCGCCCCAGCGTGCCCCACAGCGCCCGCGCCGGTGTGGTCATCACCCCAAAAGTGCCGACCCACAAATATGTTATATGGTGTTCACGGTGCACAGAACTGAACTAAGTCATTGTTTTAACAAACAAAATACTTGCTGACCTTCGCGCTACCTCCCTACACTCTAGCCTAATACTAGCCGTATCCGGCATTGGAGGCCCAGTAATGTCCGATGAAATTCAAGACACCGACATTCGCGTTACGCCATCTTTTCATCCGCAGACTGTGCGGGCGATTGACGAATACGACGACGACACCGCCAGCATTCTTGCTGGGACCGAAGCCGCGTTCAACGAGGCGTATATCGGTGTCGGGCGCGTCCACGATGCCAGCGCGGCGTCGAAACGCAACCCGGCGTGGAACGAAGCCGCTGCCCTCATCGAAACGCAGAACTTCGCGGACAAGGTCGCTACCGGATTGCTCAAGCGGTTCGACAGCGCCACGGCGGGCCTGAACCGGGTGATTGAGGGTCTGGAACGCGACCTGTCCCAGCCCATCGAGAGCAGGGGCGTGGGCGCGATGGCGGGCGAGATTCGCTCTTATGTCCATTCGCTGCCGGAAGGTCAGCGCATGGGGTTCATCCAGAAGGCTATCGAGGCAGGCGACGAACGCACCGTGGGCGCTGTGCTGGGCGGAGTTTCCTACCTGTCCGGCATCACCCCGGAGATGCAGAACATCTTGCTCCGGCTGCATCACGAAAAGTCCAACCCGCGTGCCGCCAAGCAACTGCGGGCGGCGAAGGCGGGGCTGGAACTGCTCGGTGAACGAGGCGGCCTCATCTTCAAGGAGATGGAAAAGGCGGTCGGGGCGAAACAAGCAAAAGTGCAACAACTTCGTGCAGCCAAGGCGGCGGCTGAGCAGTCGTTCGTCGTCTGATCCTTGTTCTAAACAATCCGAGGCATCCGATGACAAACATCATTCCGCCACCGTGGGGCACGGACTGGAAGCCCACCCCGCCGCCGATCCCCACCGAGCCGCGTGGTCCGGGCAACCCCGCATGGGTGAAGAATGGTCCGTCGCCCAACCCGAAGGGACGACCGGCAGGCGTGCCCGACAAACGGCTGCTGGCCACGCAGGCGGCGTTGGACGAGATGCGCAACATCGTCGCGATGCTGGTCGGACGGGCGCTGGAAGGCGATACGAACGCCGCGTCCATCGTGTTGTCCAAGGTCTTGCCGTCCGTCAAGGCGCAGGCTGAGAAGGTGAACTTCGAGTTTGATGCGACCGCACCGATCAGCGAACAGGTCGCCCAAGTGCTGGACGCCGTGGCCGCTGGCGCGGTCGCTCCCGATGTGGGCAGGCTCATCATCGACAGCATCAAATCGCTCGCGGACGTGCGCGCTACCGAGGAGCTTGAGGCGAGGATTGCCGCTCTTGAGGAGGCGAGCAATGCCCGAGCGTAAAATGGAATTATTTGCACTTCGGTTGGAAAAGTCGGCGATGCGACCGGCCACACCGAAAATCCCCTCAGACCCCCACGGAGGGCATGATGACTGATTATCGAAGCTGGCGTGCGCCATATCGTGCCATGTGCCCGGAACCGGGTCCGCGTGACCTGTTCCTTGTCATCCTCATCAATGGCAAGCGTGCTGCCGTCCAGCAGGCGGACGAATACGACAGGTGGCGCAAGGCAGCGGAGCGGCTTGCGGCGCAGGAGGGCGTGAACGTCAAGGTGCTGCCCATGTCAGGCGGCGAGATGATGAACTTCCTCGGTATCGAACCGGAACCGCCACAGCCCATTGCCAACCTTGACCCCGCTTTCCGCGAGCAGGCGGTGAAGAACTTCATGGACGTGCTGCGCGAGAGCAGCAGCGAGCGGGATCGGGCGGACGCGCTGGACATGCTCGGTCATTTGGGAGTGCTGCGATGAAGGCTGATATTTCGCTGGCGGAACGCCGCCGTATTGAATGCGAGCAGCAGGCGGAGATTCGCGCCATGCTGGCACCCCGCCACTTCGCTGCCATGCAGGAGCAGATGGCGATTGACGCCGCGCTGGCCCGGTTGGAGTTTGAGCAGTTCCAGCGTGCCGCGCCCGCCATCTATGCGATATTGGGGCGCAGGGAGCAGGTGACGGTCCCCGTGCCTGCACCTATGGTCGCCCTCGCGCCAGAGTCAGCGGCCCCGCCCGTTGCGAGTCGTCCCGGTGCGCCAGACCTGCCCTTTGATCTTCGCTATCACCTCGGACTGCGATAACCACAATGGCGGGCATCCGGGCACTTCAGAAGCGCACGGCGAAGCTGGAAGATGCCAAGAAGCCGCGACCGTCCCCGTTCACGGTCATGTTCGGCTCGTTCGACGCATGGGTTAGCGCGAGGTGCTGCCCGGTATCGAAAGCGGGACGCTGGCGCGTGACGACATGATTGAGATTGTCGCTTGCCTGCGCCGCTGGGAGCATGACGGCACATGGAACGCGGCTTATGCGGGCTGATTAGCTGGGTAGCAGTAGTTTAGCGGGTTCGGTGCCGAGCGCCTTCGCGATCCTGACCAGAACCAGAACGGACGGATTGCGCTTTCCGCGTTCTATGCCGCCGACATAGGTGAGGTCAATTTCAGCCGCGAATGCCAATTGCTCCTGCGTCATTTGGGCGTGCTGGCGGAATCGCCTGACATTCTTCCCAACAATGGCGCGCCAATCGTCCATCCAACGATGGATGACGACCGGGCATATATTCTCTAGGGAATATAGTCCCTATTAACCGTCTCTTGCTACATGAACGGTCTTTTCAGGCGTGGGTTGAGGTGATGATGGAAGTTCTAGGAATTATCGCGCTGTTGTGCGCGTTCATTTGGTGGAGGGTCAAAGCGGGCGATCAACTCATCCCCACACCGACGCCTACCCCGTCTCCGAAAAAATTTGTCGCGATGGGAAATATAGGCGGTTGGCCGATTGAGAATGTGATCAAGCGGGTCGGTCCTCCTTGCTCAATATCTGCAATGGCTGGGGGACAACTCTATCAATGGATGGAAACCGGAGTCCTCGGAGGGTTCCATTACGCCATCTCAGTGGATTCTGAGGGCAAGGTGATTGGCTACACTCACCAGTTCGCCCGCTAACACCTGTGCCACGCTGCCAGCACCCTGCGCCTTCGGGCGTGGGGTGCTGCTATGAACAGCTAGAGGGGCTAGAAATACGCTAGAAGTAAAATCGCAAGTAGCTTTTGAAGCCGCCCCCGTTCGGGGTAAGCATCTGTTTTTGCGCTATGAAAATGGTGAGCCCTGCTGGGTTCGAACCAGCGACCTACTGATTAAAAGTCCTCTGGAAAGGCCTTGTTTTCAAGGGAAATTCCGACAGGTTTTTCCTTTGTTCCCTCACGCATATCTGCGGCTTTCAGCAATTTGTCGGAATGGTTTTGCCATCCCGGAGGCGCGGTGATGGGCAGCAATACCCTTGCACCGCAACGCACTGTTGCCGACCTCATCGCTGAGTATGAGGAGAAGATAGCGAACGTGGAGAACGCTATCGAAGCATTCAACAGCGCCTTTGATGACCTCCAGATGGCGGGTACAGTCATGGGTAACTTCGTGGAGCCTATCGGTAGTCGGTCATATCTGAACGCCAACAGCCTCAAGGTGAACCTGCTCAAGTCTGGCTGGAAGGCGGTCTACAACCGGCTCGATATTGCCAAGATTGCGAGTGCCAAGGACAAGAAGCTATTCGACCAGACGATGGCAAACCCGCCACCGCTCACGATGGAGACGGCTAAGGCCACATTCGGCGATTATCTGATGCGCCCACGCTTTCATATCTTGCGTGGGCTGGCAGAGGCGTTCGCCAGCTTGGACCCGGCATATCGCTCGCACAGCAAGGTCCGCATCGGCGTCAAGGGATTGCCGAAGCGCGTGATCCTGAATGGATGGGGTGAATATAGCGGGAGCTGGGCACGGGATCGTTTCCGCGACATCGTAAACGCGCTGGCCGCCTATCAGGGGATCGAGCATTTCGCCCATGCTGAGTTCAGCGCGATAAGCGTCATGCACGACCGGGGTGAGGATGCTGTGCTCGACGGGAAGCCTGTCAGTCGCACCGACCGATACGGCAAGGTTAAGACGTTCCAAACTGTCAATCGCGGCTTGACGGTTCGCAAGTTCGGCAATGGTAACGCTCATGTCTATTTCACGCCCGATACGCTGCTCGACATCAACCGGGCGTTGGCCGAGTTCTATGGCGAGGTTCTGCCAGACGCCGAGCCGGAAGGTGTGAAGCCAAGCGCAAGCACAGCGGTATCGAAGGATCTGCAATTCTACCCGACGCCGCGCGCGGTGGTCGATGCGGCGATGGAGTTTGCTGGTATCCCGAACCCGGCGCACTACACGAACTACAAAATGCCGATCCTGAAGGTACTGGAGCCGTCATGCGGCGATGGCAGGATTCTGGATGTGCTGCACGAGCGTGGGCAGGATTGTTTCGGGATCGAGTATCACCCGGCGCGGGCGAGCGTTGCGCGAGCGAAGGGGCACGCTGTGCTGACCGCAAACTTTCTTGAGCATCCACCGACGCCAGAATTTGACGTGGTTGTGATGAACCCGCCGTTTTATGGGCGGCATTATGCCCAACATGTAAGGCATGCTTACAAGTTCCTTAAGCCGGGCGGTACGCTGGTCAGCATCCTTCCGGCTACCGCGCATTACGATCACTGCGAACTGAAGGGCGAATGGCGCGATCTACCGGTCGGCAGCTTTTCGGAGAGTGGGACCAATGTCCCGACTGGCATGCTTCGAATGAGAGTAGCCCCATGACGCCCCGCGACGTGAAGCCGCCCGAAGAACGGCGCGCATTCCTCCTCTACTACGCCCGCGTGCTTCTGCGCGAGGCCCGGAGCCGCAGAGGTCAGAATGTAGACTGGATGATCGCAGGTGCCGCCAGAGCGAGACGCGAGGCGATGGCTATCCGTCCAGCCGCAACTCAGATGGAGATGTTTTGATGAGTGACCTCATCGAACGCATGGCGCGGACGATCCGGGATGCCCGCGCGCTGCCCGGCACAAGGCCGGTTGCCAGACTTAGCGACGTTGACCGGAGAGCCGCCACCGCCGCCCTTGTCGTCGCGCTGGACGAGATCGGGGAGGAGTGCGCGAGGGTGGCGCTCTCCATCGGCGAACAGTACGGAGAGGACGAAACTGGCTGGTTCGAATGCTCGGAGACGGTCGCCCAATCAATCCGCACCCGCATAGCTGAGATGCGCGACCACCTCCACCCACCGCAACCCGCTTGACCGACTCGCTCCGCTTGTTCTCTTAATGTTCTCCTTTTCAAAGGAGGCTATCATGCTGGACAGATATGGAGAGCAACGCCCGCCGTTCGGAGAATGGCTGCTGCAACAGCGCGACCGAGAGGGGTGGGTGGGCGAACTCGTCAAGGCGGCGAAGGACGATCGCGGGTTCCCCCGGCGCGGCGACCCGGAGGCCGTCCGCAAGCGGCTCCGCGAGGTGCAGGCCGAGGGCGACATGTTCCAGGCGGTGGACGACGCCGAACTGGACTGGCTCAGCTACTGACGGCTTATGTTGTCCGGCCCCGAATATCATGAGGAGCGCCAGCGGATAGAGTGCGACACCCTCGACCAGATCGCCGCGCGTGGTTTTGCTCTCCGCCTCACCTGCAAGAAATGCGGGCGGGTTATCATTGTCGAACCGACCCCGCTCCTCCGCCTCGCATTCCTCAAGCGCTGGAACCGCAGCCGCTGGGCTATCGGCCAGCATATTCGCTGCTCTCAGTGCAACACCAACTGGCCAGAGGTTACGCCGGTCACGGCAATACCGACCCATCCCGCGATCGGCATTACCAGCGAAGAAGAGTTCGAACGCATGAAGCGCCGCCTGCGCGGCTAGGCTGCGAGCGTCAGCGCTGCGTAAACCTGGCTGATATCCCCCGCACCACGCCAGATCGGGTGGAAATAGTCCGGATCTGCGTTCATGAACCCCGCCGCAAGAGCATCCGCATGCTCACCCCAACGATCCTTGAAATCGAACACTGGCACCCCCCGAGACGCCGCGACCTCGCGGATCGCTGCGTTATACAGGTCCTGGTTGGCGATGGAGGCGGCTAGAATGGATGTGCGAGCCGGAATGATGACCCTGCTCTTGATATCGTTCGCAGCGCGCCGATCGAGCAGCGCTTCCATGTTCGCCCGATAGGTCGGAAGGTTTTCGACCGGGGATGGGACGGCATTATCGCGCCAATCGTTCGGTCCCATGGCGATCCAGTATTCATCGCCAGCCGTCAAAATCTGCTCAGGGAAATAGAGCGGCCGCGCCAGATCGTTGGCGTTGGCAATGTGCTGCATGCGAGCGCCGGATGACGAACAGTTGAGCAACTGATAGGCCGGCAGGCGAGCATTGCGCGCCCAGCAGAACGCCACCTGAATGGTGCCAGACACGCGGGCAACCGAATAGGTGTTCTGGCCGAGTGTTACACCTTCGCTCTCGCCCAGCGTGATGGCGACAAAATCCGTTGTCGCAAGCTGGATGCTCACCGTCTTGGTCGCAGCACCGCAACTGACCGTAACCGAGCCGGTGCCAGTGACCGAGCGGACCCAGACCGTGAAGGTCTGGGTCGTGTCATCCGGCGTATAGGTGAATGCGTTGGTGGTGGTCGAGTTCTGCAAGATCGACCACGTTGCGCCGGAAACCCCAGAATACTCCCACCCGCTGCCGTTTTGGAAACGGGGATCGAACGACTGAAAGGAGGCAGCGGTGGTATATCCCATAGTCCCGGCAAAGGACTCGTCCTGCGCATAGAAGCCCCGCGCGCGCAGGGCATCGCGAAGGCGACGAACCGGGCCGCATTTATAGCCCTGCTGGTTGCCGGACGGATAGGCCGTGTTGTAACCGGCATCGATGCTCGTGCCCGCGATCATGATCTTGCGGGGCGCGGCGAGTGGATATTGCAGCGTTGCGATACCGGTCGCGCGTGCCCATCGGTCGGCGGCGCCACGAGAGAAGCCGCCATAAACGCCAAGCCCGATGCTCATTTGTCATTCTCCAGAGAGATAGCCCATTCGTGGGCTTTAATCGCGTAGGCGGACAATCCGGCCAGCGTGTCGGCGTCTACTTGCACTGATCCGCCAGTTCCGGGGGAAGAGGCGGGCACTTCTTCAGAAAGTCCGGCACCGTCACTTTCGGCGGGGCTACCGGCTGTGCCGCCCGCACTTCCACCTGTTCCTTGCCGCAGCTTGAGAGCGAGACGAGCGCGCAGATCATCAATGCTTTTGTCGGCTTCATCGGCTTTCTCCTGATATTCGGCCTCTTTCGCCGCATTGACGGCCTTCTGTGCGGCAAGGGCCTCGGCGGTCTTGTCCACGATCGCGGTTTTGAACGACGCATATTCAGTGCTGACCGCCTGCCATTTGGCTTTGTAGCTGGCGCGCAGGCTGTTCACACGCAGGCCCCATGCGAGCGCCAGAGCGAGCGGGAGCGCCCACCAGAAGCGGCGCAGGAGGGCGGCGGCGATGGTCACAGCACGTCGCTCCCGCATTTCTTCGGGCTGGCGTTGCCAATGCGATTGCGCGTCCAGCCCTTGTAATAGACCTTGAGAGCCGGGTTGACGCGGACAAGGCGGTCATATTCCGCCTTCTGTTTTGCATCGAGGCGGGCCAGCATTCCCTTGCAAAGCGGGACGCGGCCTAACTTACCTTGGCACACGATATAGGCCGCAATGGTCGCAGGCCCCACCTTGCCATCCACCGCCAGCTTATCGCCGCACAGATCATTGATGGACTGCTGGAACCAGCGCGACGGCCGCGACTGACCCATGTTGACGGCGGTGTCCACCAGTTCTTCAGCAACCACCGGCTCAATCTCGACCATCGGACGATAGCCCGGCGCGTCGATATAGGTCCGCGTGTAGATGTCCGCCGCCGTCGCCTTTGGCAGGTCGCGCATGGGGCCGGTGTAGCCGTGTTCGCGGGCGACCGTCTTGGTGATACCCATATTGGTCTCACCGCCGGGGTCGCGGGGATCATTCACATAACCGCCTTCAACCGCGAAGATCGCGGCGAGAATGGACGTGATGACAGCGGTGCCTGCGCCGATTTTCTTCCCATCAGCCACCGTGCCTCTCCGGCTGCTTGATGAAGCGCGAGACGAAGCCGAGGCCGAACAGCGCGTAGGAGATGTACTGCGCGTATGGGAGGTAGGACCGCAGATCAGGCGGCACATATTGCCACGCATCGCGCAGCACGTCCGAGGCCGCGAACAGCACCGCGCCCGCCGCGCCGAAGCGCACCGACCACCAGCGCCAGCTTTCTCGCCAGTCCATTACCAGCCGGGTTTCAATCTTTTGCCAGATCGTCATGTTCCATCCCCGTTGCGCCGAAATATCCGTTGGATCGTCGGCGTTTCCCAAATGCGGATCGCCGTCCAGACTATGGTGAGGATGGCGGCTATCGATGGCAGCATGTCAGCAATCGTCCCAACAACGATGCCGATTGACAGCGCATCGCCTATCCCCTTGATGTTTTCTGAAATGTCCTCGAAGCGCGTCATTTCGCGACCCACCCGGTGGTGCCGGTTCCACTCTCCTTGACGTAGAGCGTTGTCCCTGCGCCGCCGGACTTGTTGACATAGAGCGTGCCTATGGGCGCGGTGACCGAACCTTCGGGGGAGCCGGTGCCGCCCAGATAAGTCATCGCATCATTCTGGGTGAACGTATCGGCGCCGGAATCGTAAACGACGCGCCACGACCTTTCGGCCGCATTGCCAAAAGCTTTTACAAAGAAGGTCCCGTTATTGCAGTTGAAGATAAAAACCCGCAGCCCGGATGGTAGGGTGTTGCCGTTGCAGTCAACGAGATACGACACCGACGAGCTGTAGAAGCTGAAGTCGGTCATATCCACATTGCGCATATAGCGGATGATGTCGCCCCACGACAGGAACACGTCACCAGTCACCGGGTTATACATGCGACCATCGCCAGATCGGTTGTACAATCCGTTGTAATCCACCAACGGCAGCACAGGGACGGTAGAAACCCCCGCAAAATTCAACGCGTCCGGATCAGTGCAAAACTCTTGTAACAAGAGCATCCCGTCCGTGGCGGCCAGCGCAGACGTTTCATCGTTCACACAGAATAGCGAAAGGACAACGTCTGCCTGATCGTCATAGAAAACGCCTTCGTTTTCGACAAAATCAGTAACGAACCCTGCGTCCGATAGAACGCCCCTGAAAACGCTATTTCGACAAAGAGCGTCAACAAACACATCGCCTGATGCATTCACAAACCGAATGCCCTGATTTCGATACTCACCAAAATCCGATGCACCGGAACGGCGACCGCCGCAGCTTAGAAGAATACCGCCAGCCGCGATCTTAAAGCCCTGTCGCTTCGCGATGTAAGTATTGGAATACGCAGACGTAGCACCAGCCCCGACATTTGCCAATTTTATATCAAAATGGCCGCGACGGTTCCAATCATCGTCATATTTGATGATCTGGTTTCTGCGCTTCATTACCCCTACAAGGGGATAGTCATCCGCGACATACCACATTCCTTCGCAATAATCGAAGAAGATGCCGGTATAACAATTTATCAATTCTTCCGAGACGACTTTGTTTAGATTTGTTGGAGTGGTTACATCATATTTATGAAGATTGTATGTAGATGACCTTAAATATAACTTACGACTTGCTCCCTCCCATTTAACAACAAGGCTCTCTGACACAACAGTCATTGGCGTAGATGCGTCTACGTATGGAAAGAAGCACGACTTATATTGAAGAGTGTCGTAATCGTATATCTCAACAACTTGCGCGACTCCTGCGCCGTCGCGAATGAGGAAAAGCTCTCGCGCGGAGAGATCGACTGTAAACCCCTGAGGGTAAAAGTGCGTAATGCCAGAAAACAAGGCGAGCTGCGCGGCGGTGTCGGTGTTGACGAAAGGTATTTTCCCAACCACTTTTCGGCGGTTGGCCGATTCCTGCGTGATGACGCTTTTGCTGACAGAGGAGACCTCGCTCGCCACCGCCTCCAACGCGCCCTTCGCGGTCGAGTTGTCGGGGATGATGGTGGTGGTGAAGGCGCCCATAGTGCTATCGGATGCGGTGATGCCGAGGGCAGAGGCGTTGGCCTTATCTGCCGTACTGGTGTTCACGTCGGCCCTCAGGTCTCCCAGGTCGAACAATTCGACATTCTGGATTGAGGCGGATATCCCGGCGTAATTCTGCTGGATCGTGTAGGTTCCGTCCGGGATATAGAAGGTCACCAGACCATTATCATTAGTCGCCGCGCTGAGGCCGATTGGCGTCAGCAGATCGGGATCATCATAGAGCGTCTGCAAAGCGCCATTACTATCGATCGCCTGCACGATCGCGCCTGCCAGAGCGTTCCCCGCCCGGTCGGTGATAGTGTCGAGATATTTCGCGGCCATCGTCAGACCCCCAGCGCGAAGAGCGTGCAGGTGATTGTCCCGCTATCGCCGCCATTGCGGACGGTCGCGCTGGAAAGGCCTGACGAGGTTACCCAGATCGAAACATCCTGACCGCCAACGTCATCGCCCTCCACCCATGCGCGAGCGAAAACGCTGAACTCATGACTATTGCCATAGGTCAAAGTGGCGCTGCCGCCAGTGAAGGTGAATGTCCGCCATGTGATCGCGAAGCCATCGCTGAACACGTAGCGCCCGGATGTTCCACTACCCGATCGACCAGCCGCCAGTGCGCCGATGGTCGCCCTTGCCGTCGCAGCGTCTGCGTCATCCAGCATGGTGCGCATGAATGAACTTAGCGTCGTCACGGACGCGCTATTCGCCCCCGTGAAATAGGGGAGGGTGTTTGCGGCGGGGGTTACGCTGCCGAGAGCGGTCGCGGCGGCGGTCGCTTCTGGCACTCCCATTGCCGCTCGCGCAGCCGAGGCCGTCGAGGCTGTCAACACAGTCAGCCAGAAGTCGCTGATAGCGCTGCGCACAGCCGCCATAATGGAGCGGATGGCGTTATTGATGCCACCGGGAGGACAATTCTCCGCGATGTTCACGCCATCGATATTCGTGTTGTTGGAAGCGGTGATATCCCAGTCGCTAATCGCCATCGTCACATCCGTGAAAGTCAGAATGTACGATGAGCGGCGCATTAGCCGGTTCGCAGGAGGTGTTTTAGCATAGGTGATTCGCGGGGGGAAGGGGATAAAAGCTCTTGCGTTATGTATCACATCATGATACGTATCAATTCATGATACAGAGCGCCAAAGGGAAGTTGATCGAACAGGTTCTATCCGGCAAGCCGGGCAAGGGCTTCCCGTCCGATCTGTTCCGGGTCGCCGTTCGCAAGGTCGCCATGTTGGAGGCGGCGGTGACGCTGGATGACTTGCGGTCGCCGCCAGCGAACCGACTTGAAGCGCTTTCCGGTGACCGGGTAGGGCAGCATTCGATCCGGATCAACGGGCAATGGCGCATCTGTTTTGTCTGGACCGAGAAAGGCCCGGAAAATGTTGAGATAGTGGACTATCATTGAAAGGAGCCGACATGACTATGTTGCAAGTGCCGGTCCACCCCGGCGAAATTCTGAAAGCGGAGTTTCTTGAGGAAATGGGCATCAGCGCCGGGAAGCTGGCGAAGCATATCCATGTCCCCCGCACCCGCATCGAGCGGCTGTGCGAGGAGAGGACCTCTGTTACCACCGATACCGCGCTGCGACTGTCGCGGGCGCTTGGGACAACACCGGAGTTCTGGCTGAACCTGCAAGCGCACTATGATCTGTTGACCAGCGACAGTGGTGATATCGCGGATATAGAGCCGCTACTGGCGGCTTGAAGGGGGGTCTGACTCGACTCTCTCCGACCGTTCTGCATGATGGGCGGGAGATTCGATTGAGGGCTTTTGACAAACTCACCTTGAGAGGTCGCACGCTCGCTCTGCGTCGGTCCACTCATCCGAAAGGAATTGGATCACGGCAAAGGTGTCAAGCGAGCATCGCCCGGATCGTTTCTAGAGCAGGAAGGGTGAGGCGGTTTGCCGCAACCGGCCATATTGGTTGCAAGGAACGCGTAATCGCAACCCTCATAGGCTGCGACCGGTCGTGGCCCGAGGAAGCAACCATGTTTTCTTGGAACACGAAAAAGTTGAGCGTTGAGATCGACGTGGCAGCAATCATTAGAGCGCTTGCCATACTCGCCTTCACTCTCAGCTAACGGGTTCGGCAGGCGTCTTAGGGGCGTCTGCCGAATTCCACGACCGGCTATGCGCTTTATAGCGAATCCGAGGAATCCCGGCAATGGTAAACGCACTTCACCCGCGTTGAGGGATGGGGTAAGGGTGGGGGATGACCACTTCCAAGATACTCACCCTGTTCTGCGCTGCGTTGCTCATGGGTGCCTGGCGGGGCTTCAAGCCCAAATATCTTGAATGGAAGGCGAGGCGCGAGGGCCTGCCCCACCATGTGCGCAACGCCGGGTTCATCACGGACGCGCGCCTGCTGTGGGGCGAACGGGCTGTTGTCTGGTCGTGGTGGGCGTTCGTGGCGGTCACGCTGGCTGGCGTCCTTTGGGTTTTCGGGGGCGCGTTGGGTTTATGGTGCTACCCCTACTGCCCGAAATATTGAAGCGCTGCTGCGCCGCCAAACATGCCCGGAAGCCTGCTATACTGCTTCAAAAGTTCGCCCGCGTCGATAAGCGCCTGCGGGCGTTCCAGCAGGCCAGCCCGGAAGAGCGGTTCCAGCGTCTCGGAATAGAGCGGGGAGCGCAGGGCATCGAGCGCCGCCCCCGTCGCCTTCGCGGTTATACTCCCCTCGCGTGCGCGGCCAGCGGTTCCGCTGTCAGGGACCTTCGAGGGCAGCACATTTTGCCCAGCTCGCTGTAGCTCGAAGAACGGACGATCTTCCGAAGCCGCAAGACCCTTGCCGCCATATTTTTTCGCATTCGATACGGCGGCATTGCCAAGCTGGGAGGGCATGAAAAGGCCGTCATTGTTCCGGGCGGCAATGGTGGCGTCCTCAAGGATGCTGTTGTTGCGCCACCCTTGATTGGCCTGCCCAAGAGCCTCTGCGGTTCCGGGCGATTGGCGGCGGAAAAGGTCGTCCAGTTCACCAAGGATATTGCCAGCCTGATCGCGATAGAGATCATAGCGAGGCTTACCTGAAAAGGCGGACATATCAGACTGTACACCCTGACGGATAGCCTGATAATTTCGCCCGGTAATCTCGCCCGTATTCGGGTCGATATAAGGGCCAACCCGGCTTTTCAGCGTGTTATCAATTTCGCCCGCAAGCTCGCCGGGGATGCCTGCGCCAGCCTGCTTGATGTTCGACATAGCCCCCATGAATTGCGGGTCCGCGTTCACGGCAACTGGATCGAGCGCACGATTGTAGAAGTCGGAAACTGCGCGCCGCCCCTGCGAAACACCACTTTCCCCAATGGAGGATGGCGAATATCCCACAGGCGCATAAGCTTCATCGAAGGCCGCGCGGTTCCAGTCCTCAATAGATCGCCTGCGCAATGTGTTGATCTTGTCGCCAAGGCCTGCATTGCCCGTCCAGCGGTCCTCCATCGACTTGAGCCGCCCGCCTGCCATTTGTCCCGGCGTCATACGCACGCCCAATTTGGCGAGGTACTGGACAGCGGGGTCGGTAACGCCTGTCATGGATGACCCGATGGCGCTCCCCACCTTCTGCCCCGCCTTCGCCCCCAGATAGTTTTCAGCCGCGCCGGTAAGCGCGCCCATGGTGCGACTGCCTTCGTCCGCGCTTCCTGCTCCATAGGCCGCCCCATAGACCAGATCGGCAAGGGCAGGGTTGCGCGCCAGAGCGGAACCGCGTCCGAACATGCCAAGCACCTTGCCAGCGCCTGCGGTGCCGAGGACGTTGCCGGTAAGGTTCCCCAAAAGATCAGAGGTAGGGTTTGCCTCAGCATTCGCCGCCATCGCGGCGCGGGTGGCGGCAGGACTGGATGTCCAGTTGTCCAACGTTCCCGCTGAAAGCGCGTCACCCGCACCAATGAAATATTGGCCCACGGGGGACATGCCAGCGCCACCTATAAACTGTGTGGCCGGGTCAGAAGGCACCCACTGCCGCTCAAGATTGACTTGCGGGGTCGCCTGCGGGTGCTGCTGATGATAGCGGATAACCTCGTCCACCTGCTCCGCGCGTTCACCAAGGCCCGGCTGCACGCTATCAAGGTAGGCGCGCACATCGCCAGCCGAAGCGCCCTGCTGGATCATCTGCGCAACGCGGCTGTTCACTCCACGCAGCGCCGGATCATCCTGCCATTTCCCCTCGGCAGTCAGTTCGCCGCCCTGTTCGCGGGCGGATCCTGCCATACCCCAATCAGGCGGATTGGCGGCGATGCCGTATTTCTTCGCGACCTCAGGGTTTCGGAAGTCCTCGCCATTCGAGAGGATCATCATGTTCCGATAGTGATTTTCCACCTCGTTCAGGTTTTCAAGCAGGCGCTGCGGGTCTTGCGTTTGCCCAAGCGCAGCGACGCTATCGCGCAGCAATGCGCCCTCACGCTCAGACAGCGCACCAAGGCCGGAGGCGCCAACCGCTGATTGAGATTTCAATTCTGATAGCTTGTCGAGGGTCAGGCGCGAGGCGATAGTGTTCAGCGATCCGCCAAGGTTGATAGCCGATTGCGGCTGTAGCATTTCCGGCAGGCGTGCCCAGTAGCCCGCAGACCCGCCTTTTTTGAGGTCGTTTCGCGCACGCTGGATCGCGGCCATAATCTCGTCATTACCAAGATCAAGCTGCGCTTTGCGCTGCGCAGGCGATGATCCTTCCTGCTGCGCCTCCAACTCGCGTCTGGCCTTCTCATTGGCGATCCGGCGCGCTTCGAGGTCTGCCGCCGCCTGCGGCCCAGCATAAGGCGCGGTGGCGGCATCAGTCTGGACGCCGATCTGCTTCCCCTGAATATCCAGATCACTTTTCCGCTGCGCGTTCGGGTCGCCCGGCGTCAGCGTGATCGGTCGCGGGCCAGCGCGCGGGGGCTGCTGCGTCGGAGCCTGAGAAGCGACCGGCTGATCGTCCCACCAGTTCTGTGCCATTATCGTTTCGTCCTTACAGAGCCATCAGGCGCGACAAAGCGCGTTCCAGAGGGTAGCGCGTCCATCTGGTCCTTGCTGGTGACCTCGACCGGCGTGCCGAATTTTCCCTGCCATGCTGAAAATCCACCCCCACCCATGCCTTGTTGCATTGACCGATACTGGTCGAACGTCAGAAAGCCGCCATCAGACTGTGCCGGGGCATTGACCGCCCCCGGCTGCGGAGATGCTGGACCACCTCCTTCCATACCAATAGGGCCGTTCGGGCCAACGGGGATAATGCTCAGCGCGCCCGTCACCGGGTCGCGAGCCTGAATCCAGTTCAGTTTATCGGTCGGGTCCTTGTACGCAGTGCGGACTTGGCCGTCAGGTCCAATTTCCATCAGGTTCCCGGCGTTGTCTCGCCAGCGGTAAGGCTCCTTATTCGCAGCCGCCGCTAGTGCCTTCTCCCGCTGCAACGCCACCTGCTGAGCATAGTCCTGCTGGCGCTGCCGCCGCTTCTCAGCAAGCTCGCGCTGCTGCATAAGGACAGGGAGGTACGTTGCCTGACCGCCTCCGGCCGATGAGAGGGCGTCACCCAACGCGCCGATGGCATCGACCCATCCGAACTTCTGCTTGGTGTCGCTGTCGTCCGCTGGCGGGCTGTACCTGGTTGGGTCAACGAAGCTGGCGACCGCCGAAGCGGCGGCGGCGGGAGAATATCCGAACATCGCCATCAGAGCGCACCATAGTTGACGGTGAGATATTCACCCATGATCTTCGGACCAAGCGCCCAAGGCCGCAACTTCGCGACCTCATCGGCCATCACGCCGCGATACCGCTTGGCCTCATCCCAGATATACCGCCAGCTATAGATGCCGAGGCCGTCAGGAAACTCTCCTTCCTTTACGATATCCGTCTTAAGGCGTGGATCGGAGGCGGCCGAAACTACACTGGCTCCACTGCTCAACAAGCTACCGAGAGTGCTGGCAAGGCTGCTGCTATTCGTGGTGGTGCTGGTCGTGCTTCCGCCCCAGAGCGCGCCGAGCGCGGAGGCGAGATTGCTGGCGTCGGCCCATGACAGATCGGATATCGAGGACCCGAGCGACGAGAGCGTGGAGATATTGCTGTTGTCCGCGCTGTTGAGGCTGAGCAAATCCTGCACGGCCTGCTGCTTCTGCGTCTGCTGATTATTGTAGTCGGTATAGCGCAGGTTGCTCTCATTCTCGGCAAGCTGCGATGCAAGCTCACCGATCTGGCGCGACGAGCCGGTTTGCCCCGCCTTCGAGAACAGCGCGTTCACAGAATCGCTGACGCTGCTGTTCGTGCTGTCGATGATGTTCTGCAAATAGGGGTTGCTGGCGCTGTCGCTGTTCAGGATGCTGTTCGCATAGTCATAGGCGCTCGACAGATTTGATCCGAGGTTGCTGGAATAGCTGTTGAACAGGCTGGTAAGCGTGTCGGTCATGTTCGACGTGTTGGCGCTGTTCGTGTCGTAGGCGCTCTGCACAGCATTTGACGCGCTCGTCAGATAAGGCTTTGCCGATGCACTGACATCGTTCGTCGTGGTGGTTTTCGATGAGGAGAGGCCCATTACAGCACCTTCCTGATGCTGGTCTGATGCTTTGCGTAACCCTGTGCTTTCATGATTTTCACCCATCCTGCGCGACTTTGGATAATCGCTATTCCGCAACCACTGGCGCGACCAAGCGCCTCTGCTGCGGGGATGAGTGAGCCTGTGATAACGCTCAGTTCCCCGGTCGCGAACTCTCCGTGAAGCTCTTTCAAGCCGGTCGGATATTCGCGAAACGAGATCAATATAGCAGAATCGCCATTATAGAGAAGCCGAAATTTTCCGGTGAACATCTGAAGATCGAGCCATTCCGCCGTATAATAGGCCGGGTCAATCTCTCCGATCAGGCGGTCGCGAAACCGCTGATAGTCTGCCCATTCACCAAAGGTCGATCCATCCTGAACCGTCATAAACCCGCGCCTTGTTCGTGGTTGTGTCGTAATAGGCCTGCCCGGCCTCCGGGGCGTCGGGGGCGGCGCTCATCCGGTCGAACGGGAAGGAGCGATTGCGCAACAGGTGATTGACCGCAGTAGCGGCTTTCCTGATCCATCCCGGCACATCGGAGGAGGATGGGGGGAGAAAAAGACCGCTCATCGCCTGCCCGCCGTCTCATATTCAAGGTCGATGCCGTCAAGGTAAGACCAGTCGGCCCCCGCCGGGAGGCTGATCCGCACGCCAATATGGCGGCCGTTCGCGCGGACCGGCATATCGCCGCAGTCACGGATCGGCCGGGATACATCATAGCCCCGATCGTCGCCTGCGCGAGCGCGAGCGTCGAGGGTGACAGTTCCTGTCACCATGTCGCCGTTCAATCGCACGCGACGAAGATGGACGCGATATCCCTTTTCCAGTTCAAGCGGGGGGATACGGATATAGCAGGCCATATTAACGCCGGTCATCGTGCCGACACGACCGGCGCTATCCACGATGAACAGCATCGGATTGCCACCAGCGAAAATCGTCGCGTCCAGCGAATAGGGCATCAGGTCGAGGCCAGACGGGAACATGGCATCCAGTTCCTCAAGGCTCACATTGCTGGAAAAACCCTGAAAAACGAACTTGAGGTTCGTCTCAAGGATGAACCACTTGCCGAGCGACCAGTTATAGGACCAGACGCGCCCCGGGGTGCCCGGCATTGACCAGTGCACGGTTGTTGAGCGAGGATCTACCGAGCACCGGATATTGTTGATGATATCCACGCGCGGATAGGACTTGAAGAAGGTTGCATCGACCTTCTCGGTTCCGATGGGCGTGACGCTCGTTCTGTCACAAACGCAAAAGCCCTGATCGGACAAGAAGAAAACAAGGCTCCCCGCCTGCGCTACGGACCCCTTGGCCATGCAGCCTATATCGCGGCTGATCTCATCGAACTGCCACCATGTCACGCTATCGCCGTTATAGGTCGCGAGCTTGATCGAGCGCTGTTGCAGGATGACGCCGGTCTCTCCACCGCACAGGCCCATGATTTTCCCACCCGAAGGGAAATAGTTATAGAGGCACTGGTTGTCGCCTGCGGTCCAACCTGTCGGGTCGTTGTAGCCGGAGATGGAAAGCTGGTTGACGGCATCCGGGTCACCAGCAAGGAAAAGCTGGTCACGAACAGTCGCTACAAGATCGGATACCGGAGGCGACCCTGCCAGAGCCGAGGCTGAGCCTGCCGCGATTTCATATTGAACCGGAGCGCCGCCATTCACACCGATGATGTAATTGTTAAATTGTGAGAATTGCCACGTTGAGGCGCTGAAACCGCTCATGACGCTGGTCCAGGCACCGCCAGCATAGTTGTACAGGTCGGTAGCGGTTCCACCCAGCAGCGCGGTGGTTCCGTCAAGGCCGGTGAAGCCGCCGCCGCCCAATATGCCCGTCAGCGCCGCCGTGACGCTGGAAAACTGCCCTACAGGCTTATAGCCGGTGGATGTGGGGATCATGTTCGCCACGTCCGCAGTGGTGAGCGGAACGTCAGGCGTATAGGCGGGGAGGGTGAGCGTTTTCAGCATCGAGCGCCGCGCACCTGCCTGATGACGGTGGGCGCAAGCGGACCGCCGCCGTGACGGTCAAGGCGGCTCTCTTGCTGTAGTTCGGCAATCGCCTGATCCAGCCTATCCGAACACAAGCTGATAGCATCAGGGTCGCGGATATAGATCGAGGCTTCCAGCAGCGCGGCGAAAAGATAGATGTCGCCATGCTCTTCCAGCAGCCAGTTAGTATCCTCGGCTACCGTGAGAGGGGGAATGCGCCGCCAGTAGGTGACACGAAAGTCCGTTTCATCAGCGGGCGGCGGCGCAAAGGTTATCGTGCGACCCTCGATGAAATACGCGGTCGGAATACCCGCCGCGCCGGAGAAATTGAAGGCCACGGACTGCGGGTTGATCTCGACCAGAGGCCGGTCAGGCATCCCCTCGATGTGGATTTTGCGCAGGCGGCGAAAATCGGACGGCATCTCCCAGCTTTCGCTGTCGATGGTCCAGATTGCCCGGAACTCCTGATTGACCGTGCGCAACAACCGGTTCAACCGGCTCTCCGCAAGAGCGATAAAGACTGGCAGGCGGTCCTGCAAATCGTCCCGGTCCATATAGGCCGCGACCAGATTTTGCAGGTCGATATAGCTGCCAATCTGTCCGGGGATAGTGACCGGCAGCGCGACCATTATGCAATCATCCCTTTGAACTGACCCGAGCGCGGCACCGCGATATCAACGATGCTGCCAGCGCCAAGAAAGAGCGCGGTCGTCGCCGATGCATTCGCGCCGTTGTTGGAGATGAGGCAATCCTCCTGCGCCTCAATCCGCGCCACAGAGGCCCCGGAGGGGACCGTGCCAAGATCAGCGCTTGTTTCCGTCAGATCGACCGAAGCCCCGCCGATGACGGTCCCATATACCTGTCGCGTCGTGCCATCATAGCTATCGAAATAGGTGATTTTAAGAGCCATTGCCGCGCCTCACATGACGAAATGATTGAAACGGAGATACCGATATTCTGGGTCGTTCAGCAGGCGCTTCACGCCATCTTTGTGGTCCGGGTTATAAAAATCGACCCCATGCTTTGTGAGCCATTCGAACATCACGACAGCCGGGATATGCGCCGCGTGCCACATGTCGGAGCGCCGGTCGAAAGGGTCGGCCTGCGCCTCCTTGTTGCGGTCCAGGATGGCCTGAATAGCCGCGTCGTCCTGCTTGTAGCTGATGAGGATTTCATCCTTGTCAGGATCGTAATCCATCCACTTTTGCAGGCCGGTCTCCGGGTTATAATCGATAAGTTCCCAACGACCCTCAGACACGGCGCACCTGCCCGCGCTCTTCAAGAAGCGCCGCGAGTTCAGGCGTTACGCGGGCGGCTTCACGCCATCCGAGCTTGCGACCGTCGCCAAGGTGAATGCGAGCGTCACTGATGGACGTAATTTCGACCAGCCCATCGCCGGGCTGGCCTTGAACAACTGTTTCAACGGCAGGAGTCTGGATTTTGCGAGGGCGGGCCATGTTTACCTCTCCGCTGGGATGAAGGGGAGGGCGCTAACCCTCCCCAACTTCATCAGGTTGCCTGTACGTCCGCCACGACGCCGCTAGCTGCTTCATTGAGGCAGCGGAGCGTGACCTCCATGTGCATTGCCTTGCGGGTCGCGAGGCCGGTCTTGGCGAGGTCCTCGATCTTCAGCGGGTTGAGGTAGGCCAGTTCCCAATATTGCGGGTCAACCACCAGCGCGTCCCGCGTCGAGGAGAAGCGGGATGGCACAAACTGCACCTCACCCACGTCCGACACATACACGTCCGCACCGGCAACGATCGTGATGCGCTTGTTGCCCGTCTCGCGGCGCTGGTCCGCGAGTCCCGCGAAGGTCGCCGCCTTCTGCTTGAGGCCCACGCTGGTGATAACCAGCGACGGATTGCCGCCAGCCGTCCAGCAATCGGCAAGCACCTGCTTGAGCTGGCTCTCTGCATAGGTGCGAAGGGTGCCGTTGGTCGCGGCGGCATTGGGGTAACCGCTGGTGCCACCCGAAAGCGTCGCGTCCGCACCGCCCGAGCCACGATCCGCGTTGGTCGTGATCCACCCAAGCGCGCCAGCCATTTCACCCGCCACCGAAGCGGTGGGCGGAACAGCCGCATAGTTGCCGGAGGCGCGCTTTTCGAGGTCGGTTCGGATTTCCCGGCCCGACTTCATGATCTCGCGCGCCAGTTCGGAACGGCGCCCTGCGGTGTTCGACGCCTCCATGGTGGTGGACGAGGAAACGACCTTCTTCATGATCTGCGTGTAGTTGCCGACGCGGACCGTGTTCGGGCGGCTGTCATTCGCCAGATCATCGCCCTGAATGGTCTTGTTGTCATGATTGGCCGCGCCGAGCTTGTCGGTCTGCCATTCGGTGTAGACCTGCTGGGCTTTCGGGCCGGTGCCGATTGCCTTGATGAATGGAGTATCGTCGGGGAACAGTTCGCCGATACGGTCGGACAAATCTTCGCGGACGCCCACGCGGGCCGCCGCCTGAATCGTATTGGAAGGCACAGCCATAAAAAAATCCTTCTAAGGGCAGCACCGTCTCGCGACGGGGCATGAAGTTCAGATACCGAGGAAGTCCGCCATGGCGTTCATGTCGCCCGATTTAGCGGCTTTCCACGCTTGCTCGCTCGCCTGTGCACTGGTCTGTTTTGCCGAGGGCTTGACTCCCGGCTTGACCATGCGGGGCAGGCTCTTCGCAGCCCTGACGCTTTCCATCTTCTTCTTTTGGAGAGCGTCATATTTCGCGGCCTTTTCCCGCCAGTCCATGGCGGTCTTGACTGCGAGAATATCGGATGCGTTCGCGCTCTTGATTGCCTCTGGCGGATACCCAAGCTCGGTTGCGGTCTGAACAAATCCGTTCAGAATTTCCTGACGCTTTTGCGGGTCATTCCATTCGGGCAATCGCTCCGCGAGAATTGCCTGACCGGCCGCGATCTCGCTTTGTGCATTTTGCGCTCTGGCGGAGTCTGCTGTCGCCTGTGCCTGCTCAATGCGCTGGTGCAGTTCCTGCTGCTGTGCAACGCTTCGCTGGTGGGCGGCCATCTGCCGTTGATAGGTAATATAATCGTCGGGATTCCCCGTGTAAAGCAGCCTTTCATCGGGTGGCTGGGAGACGAACTGCTGGGCATATTCACGCAATGCCGCCGCGTGGCGCTCCTGCATCTGCGCCAACGCCTCTCTGGCCTCTGTCTGTGCGGCCTGCTTGACCTGAGCGGCCTCGCTGCCGACCCGGCGCAGATAGCTGTCGCGCTCGGCTTCACGCTGCGCCACCTTCGCCCGCGCCTGCGGCGTCAGTTCAGCCCATGTTTTCGCGTCATCCTTCGACCAGGACAGGGGGAGCGGCGTCTCCGGCTCTTCGGGGGCACCCTCTTCGGGGGCCTCTTCCTCTGCGTCGCCTTCTTCGGCGGCGAGGTCCGCCTCTATCTCGTCCGCAAGCGCTTCTTCCGCGTCCTGCTGGGATTCGGCCTCGCTGGCGTCCTGCTCTTCCTGCGGCGCTTCTTCGCCGAGGATATCGTCGATCTCAGGCCCAAGAGCCTCTTCTGCTGCGCGGATATCGGACATGTCAGTAGCTCCTCATAAAGTCGATCCATTTGCGCTTGTGCTCCGGCAGAGCGGCAATCTTCTCGGCGCGAGACTTCTGGCTGGCTGCCATTTCACCATCCGTGACGATGGCTCTGATCTGGCGCTCCACCTCGTTGATGGCGCTCTGCGCGATCGAGAGGTTGCGTATTTTGGTCGTTTCCCAAGGCTCGTTGGTTGCTGTTTTCATCAGCGCGCTGAGATATTCGGCGCGGACAGCCTCGAATGCAGGGGCCAAAAACTCGTCCAGTGCGGACTTGGCGCGGAAACCGCGACTGCGGCGCTCTTCAAGGTTGGTCATGCCGCTTCCATCCTTATATCGTAGCCGAATTTTTGATAAGCAGCGTTCCGCGCGGCTACCGCCTCTGCGAGCGTGCGAGTCCAAGCGACCTGCCTTTGCCCTCTCCCCGGAATTGATAACTGCACCACCCACCGGTCTGTTTTTGCGGACCAGTGGATATGTTTATACCCACTCGCATTCAGGCGGTTGATAGGCTTATTCCGCATATTGACTGCATGACTTGTGTCACGGAGATTGCCCCACCGGTTGTTGTGCTTGTTGCGGTCGCGATGGTCGATTTCGTCAGGGTCGTTGCCGGTTACCATTTTCCAAATTAGCCGATGAGCCAGATAACTCTCGCCCTCGATCTTGAGGACGATATAGGTTCGCTTTGCGCCTGCCTGAGTGCCCGCATATTTTGCGTTCCAGACTTTTTGGCAGTTTTGAGCGGATCGGCCATTCACAGCCGAAAACATCGACAAAGGTCGTCCCCGCCAAGTCAGGATGCCGGAGGCTGGATCGTAATCCAGAAGCTGGCAAAGATGATCTTGCGATGGCAGTTTCTTTTTAAACATCTAACCTCCCACCAGGGCGCTTCTTCGGCAAATCGCCGTCGCCCTCGTCGCTTGCAGCTTTCTTGGCCGCAACCTCCTGTTCGAAAGCCATCCGGCGCAGGGCCATCTGCTCTTCAAACTCCTGCGTGCGCAGGGCCAACTGCGCTTCAAATGTCGCCCTCTCGCGCTGCAACTGCTCATCGAGCGCGGCTTTTTCACGCTTGGCTTGCAGGTCATATTCAAGGCTCTGCTGCTTCATCTGCGCGTCGATCTGCATCTGCTGCGCCTTGAGCATCTGCTCGCCCTGAGCCTTTTTCGCGTCGTTCTCGACCCTCGCCGCCTCAATCTGAGCGTCCGCCTGCATTTTCAGCATTTCGGGGTTCGGCTTTTCCGGTTCGGGCGGCATGTTTTTCGGGTCGGTGATATATTGGCTCACTTCACCCAAAGAACTGTCCTCGATGACGCCGACGAGCTGATTGTAGATATTCTCCGGCGTGAACAACTGCATGTCGGCGCCGCTGCTCTCCACCGCCTGCGTCAGTTGCAGGAGGGTGAGGCGCGCCTGAAGCCGCTGATCTTTCCGCCCGGTGCCAAGACCAACGCGCACGCGCACATTGACGCCATCCGGCCACTGGCGAGGGTCTGTCCGCACAAGCTCGCCATCAACCATAACTTCCATCGGGCCGCCGAACTGGCGCATGAGGCGATATTTCTTGAGCATGAGCCGCGCGAACGCCTCAGCGAAATTGCGCGCCATGTAATCTTCGATCTGCTGGCCTGCCGCTTGCATCATAGCCGTGCCAGTCGCAGTCTTGTTGAGCGCGTCGGCGTCGAGGCCCTGATTCATCCGCGTGATGCCGGTGCGGCTCTCGCGCTCTCCGGCCAACACCTCCATCATTTGGAACGAGGAGCCAGAAACATCAGGCAGTTTAATCGGCTGCGGCGGGGTCGCTCCGGCATGGCGGATAATCCCGCCTGCTATTGGCGAGGCCAATAGATCATCAATAGTTGTATCGCCCAACGCGCCTTCTGCCACAGCCCAACGCGGCTTGTTGGCCTGATAGAGATTATCAAGACCCTGACGCATGAGGACCGAGCGCGTGCGCTGGATGTCCATCACCTTGTCGGCAAGCGACTGGCCGACGATCCTGCCCGGCATGGGGAATGGGCAGAACACGACGCCCGGCTGCTCATCGATCACTTCGACATCAAGGATGCGGCCGCCAACGCGGTGGACCTTGAGAAGCTCTGCCACCCCGTCGCCATCGAGGTCATAGCGCGCATATTCTTCGAGGAGCCAGACGCGCCGGTTCGCACCAGTGCGATAGTCGCCATCGTTCCAGCCATTTTGCACAGAGCCATTGCGCGCCGTCGCAAGGCCGTCCTGATCGTATGGGTAATCGCTTTCGAGGCCATCTGTGCCATAGCCCATTTCCGCAATCTGACTGATCGTGCGCGGCATCCGAAACGCGACATAGAGGCAGTCGTCGTCAAGGTCGCGCGCGTCCTGCGCTATCAGCACCTCCTCGTTCGGGGTGAAATAGTCGCGGAAGATCGGCGGCTGCGGTTCCAGCCACGCGACAGACCACTGCTCGCCTGCCTCGTCCATCGGCGCGGAGGCGATGAACTCGACGTTCGCAGCGGCAAGCTCATCAGCCGATAGAACAGCCTCACGTCGCACAGGCGGGCGCTCCTCGACGCAGACCTTGACCATGCCGGTCTTTTCCAGCAGCCCTGCCTTGATCCAGTCATGCAGAACGCGATAGCCATCCTGCCCTTGGAAAAATTCATGGTTGAGCGCTGCCTCTACAACCTTCGCCAGATTTTTGTCCGGAAGGCAGAACTCAACCACCGTGTCGCCTGAAACCATCGTGCGCAGGATTGACACGGTCGCATAATCAATAACCTCTGCAACGTCACGGGTTACGACCTGCGACCGGCCCTCTTCCTCATCGCCGAAAGGTTCGCCGTTGTAGAAGTCCAGCGCATTCGCTCGCTCAGCTGACAAGTCGCTGTCATAAGACTTATCCTCCTCATCGCGTAGAAATGTCGCAAGGCCCGACATATCTACACTCGTCTCGCTATCGACGGTCGCGCCCGTCATCAATTCGACGTCAGGGACGGTCATACGATACCTCTGCTGCTGTAATTGATTGGGCGGGCTGATTTCGGCTCGCGATAGGCGACGGCAACAAGGCCGAATGCGTCCGCACCATGGCTGGACCAGTCATGCTTTGGGCCAAGACCAATACCGCGCTCTTCGTCGCGTTTCTCGTGATACCAGCCGATGGCATCCAGCCCGCCCGCGCATTTCTCCGCGTCGAACCACATTTGCGGGAAAAGCCTGCGCGCAGCCTCGATCCGCTGCATTGCTGCGCCTGCGCCTTGGTTCGGGATGACCTCGACCGCGAAACCAGCCTGCCGCAACGATCCCTCATAGGTCGTCTGATAGACCTTCTCGTGAGCCGCGCCATCGTGCGGCAGGATGCAGTGCGCGGCCTCATAGCCGTTCGAGCGCAGCCACTGGATATGCATCGCGAGCGGTTGGCCAACCGCCTCGTAATAATCGAGGAAGCGGATTTCCTTGCTGATCCACTGGACAATCCAGATCGCCGTCGCGTCCGCCTTCGCGCCGGTACCGCCGATGTCCCAGACCGCGCGCAAGGTCATGAGCGGGTCCGCCGCGACCCGGCACACGCGATTGTCAGCCCGCGCCTGCGTCAGATGCTTGGCGTAATAGGCGCCCTCATGAGCGCGGACAAAATCACCCTCCCAGATATGCTGGTAGCTATCAGGGCGAAGCTCCAGATCGTCGAGGCGCTCGCGGTCCAGCTTGGCGGGGAACCAAGGGTTGTCACGCCAGTTGATCTCCACGATCTTCATGCGGTCGGAAATTTGCTCGCGGAAGCGTTTGTGGGTGGCGCTGCGCTCGGTCTCCGGGTTCCACGTAACCCAAACCTCAGAGCCTTCCTCGCGGACGGTCGGTATCAGTTTGACCCATGATTGCTCCGGGACAGGCTCGGCTTCATCGATCCATGCCAGCAAAATGCGGGACTTGGATTTGATGCTGTCCACATTGCGATCGAGGCCCGCAAAGGTGAAATCCACCCGGCCTGCCAAATGCGAAGCAGTGCGAATATATTTCTCGCCAATATCGAAATGCGGCAGGAGCCAATCTTCCTCTCGGATGGCCGCCTTCAGTTCTTCAAGTGAGGAATCAGCGAGGCTGTTCATGAATTTCCGCAGGCACAGGATGATGCCGCTTCGACCTTCCGCCGCCAACTTGTAAGCACGGACCGCCGCCATCTTCGCGAAGGTCCGCGTCTTGCCAGAGCCTCGACCGCCATAAGCGCCGCGCACATCGGCCTCACCGCTGAAAACCGGCGCCAATTTCGCGGGCATCTGGACCTGGGCAGTCGTCATGGCGCGACCCCGACGATCTCGATCCGCGCCACCGCCCGAATTGCCCCGCCGTCCTCGTCTCCCTGAACCACAACAGCAGGCTTGCCATAGCCGCGATCGAGGATTGAGTTCGCCGCCGCGACAACAGCAGCGCGCGGGGCTGTATCATCCTTCAGGACGTCAACGAGCGCTTTTACCGCGTCATCGGTATATTGCCGCGCTATCTCGCGGATCGAGGCTGTGGCTTTATTCTGAGCGCCTTTTGGACGGCCTGCGCCGGGCCGAGCACCACCAACCCTCGATTTTTTCTGATTTTTAATCTGAGGTTGCCCAGTGCTCATGGGGCCAACCATTTACAGCATAAATTTCAGCTTGGGACGGGGGCAAAAATAGCCGTGTCGATATTCTCTTGCCGGAACAGCCGACGCACATAGCTGCGTTCAGCGCCGGTTGCGCGGCAAACCTGTCTCACAGGACAGGGCCCATGTTTCCGCCAGTAGTTCAGCACTCTGGCGCGGGTAGCAGGGGGACGGCCACGGTCAGCCATTCTTGTAGAGCCTCATGGCTGCGATGAATGCGGCGGCCATAGACCTCGACACGGGGTACCGCTCTTGCTCGATAGCCGACTGCATCACCCCCTGAACAACATCGAGTGACGGCTCTTCTGCCACCAGATCGGGCGCCGGAAGCAGGGCGGTCAAAGCATCGATACAGGCCCGCACAGTATCCGGGTCGAGCTGCTTTTCCTCAAAGGCTCCCCCGCATTCGAGGTAGTTGTAGGTCGGGGTCATGCGGCTTCCTCCTTCAAAATCTGGCGGACCATGGTCATGCAGCGCCTGCCAAAATTCGACTGGCCAGATCGGCACCGACAGACGGCGCGATAAGGCGAACCGGCTCAATGTCGCGCGGCAGCAGATCGTTCAGCTTTGATGCCGCCACATTCAGCCGATTGACGCCGATGCTCGCTTTGGCGCGGACAGCCTCTTCCACCTCATTGAGAAATTTCATCGGGGTGTGGATGGCATCACGCAATGCGAGAATCATCACGTCTGGCGGGAGGTCGGACAGCGCCAGAACGACGGCCTTCCGCCATGCGGTAGCCTGTTCAGACGAAAGCTGGGGTGCAATCTTCGCGCCGATGGGGCGAAGAATATCGCCGGCCTGCTTGGAAAGCTCGCCATTGCAGTCCGGCTCCACATCTTTGAGCGGGGTCATGCGGCGGGCGAGGATGAACCGACGCCGGGATAGGTCCCCAGCACGCTCGATCATGTCGGCTCTCCAAGCCTGTAAGCCCTCCGGGTCATCCCATTTTGTCGGCCTTGTGCTGGTGAAGAGACGGACCTCGAAGTCGTCAACCGAGCCAACCGCTAGGCCTACCGCCGTCGCTGGTGTCCCGATATGTGCGGCCTGAATATTGGTTGCCATGCTTGTTTTCCTTGATCTCAAAAAGTCCTTGCCAACAGTTCATCGTGCTCTGGTTGAGCACTTCGCCGGGTGGATGGCCGTCCCGCGCCAGTTGGCCGAGTTTGTTCACAGCCAGTTGCTTGGCGTGATCAGTGAGAGGCTTTCGGATCCCCCGACGCATTTCGAGGAACGCCTCCCAAGCATCAGCCGGGACCCAATCCGGCAAAATGAAACCCGATTTTTCTCGCGCGCGCTTAGAGGTAGCTTTAGCTACCGATAGGTTCATTGGTGGTTCTATGGGGGTTTGGGTGCGAGATTTGCGGGGGTGGGGCGCAGAATCTGCGGGGGTATCCTGCAAAATCTGCGGGGTGCGAGATTTGCGGGGTGCAGATTTTGCGGGGTGCAGATTTTGCGGGGGTGGGGCGCAGATTTTTCGGGGGTCGAGATAATAGGTCCGGGCCTTGTGTTCGCCATCCCGGAAGGTGAAATACTCGTTTTCTGCCAACCACTTGAGGGCGGATTGCACGGTGCGCTCACCTTTGCTGGTCTTGCGGCAAAGTGTCTCCACGGACGGCCAGCATACGCCATCATCATTGGCGTGGTCGCATAGACACATGAGCACCATCTTTTCGGTGCTGGGGATGTCTAGATCCCACGCGGCAGAAAGCAGGCGGATACTCACCCCATCACCTCAATCACGACAGCCGGATAACCCTTGCGCGGCGCATAGAATTTATACTCAGGCAAAAACCGCCGATCATTGACGCCCCAAGCGTCAGCCAGCCCGTCGAAATATGGTTTTAACCGATTTGGGAAATTCACGCGGTCGCTGCGGTTATCGGGCGGATAGAACCGGATCGTCAGATGGATATCGCCATCGCCCGGCAGCGCGATATTTGCCGCTTTCGCCGCCATACAGGCCCATTGCCGATGTTTTTTTACGACAGGGGACTTACCCTGCCAGCCACCATTATTGTGGCCGGAAAGTTCGGAGGGGGGCCACGGCAACTCTATGCTTCCCGCCACGCCACAATGTCGAACGGACACGGCTCCGTCTGGCTCGGATACCTCCACCACCGCCAGTTCTTGACCGGCTCCGGTCGCGTCACATGACCGTTGCGAAAGCGCACGATTATGATCCGTTCCTTGTCGGTCGGGTAAGCTTTCGTCCTGTAAAGTTTCGGAAATTCTATCCATTTCGGTTCGTCGCTCATGATCTGATCTGATCCTCGGCGCGGCTGGTGAGGGCCGCGCTCCGGTCAGGTCAGTTGGCCGGGGCCGGATGCAGGCGGGATGCTTCGAGCATGGGCAATCCGGCTTCAGTCGGCACGTAAATCAGCTGCGCGTCCTTCGCGTCTATCGCTTGGATTTGCAGATATCGGAGATAACCCTCAGGCCCGCCCAAGCTTTGCTGGATAATCTTGTTGGCTTTCGCGACACCATCGGCGCGGACGACTTCCGCCTGCGCCTCATATTTCGCGCTCTCCATCTTAGCTTGAGCCTCAAGCGTCTTGATCTTCCGGTTCTGCGTCGCCTGCGCCAATTCTGCCTCACCGGCGGTCGTAGCATTCCAGACGCGAATGCTATTATAGGCCGCGCACGATCCGAGGCCGCCGCCTACAGTAACCACGAGAAGCAGCGCCACGCCGCCTGCGATTGCGAGAGGATTTTCCATCTTTCTTCCTTTCGTGGTGGTTAAAACAAGCCGAGCTGTGCGCCATAGGTCTCGCGCAGTGCATCGCGCTCTTCGCGCTTCCGCTTGTCGATGGCGCGTTCCTTGATGGCCCACTTCATCGTGGGCGCGTCATGGCCTACGGCCTTCGCCTCTGCGAACACGTCGCGGAGATCGTCGTTGATGCCCTTGCGCTCTTCGATCAGGCGCTCGGCTCTTTCCACATATTGGAGGAGCCGCGGGTCGGTGGCTTCGCTCATGCTTGTTTCCTCTTGCTGATACCGTCCACCAGCGCCGCGATATGAGCGCGACGGGCAGACGACAGTTGACGGTTGCGATTGATGCTCCACGAGGCGTTCGCGGCCTCGGTGCGGGTCTTGATCCGCGCCAGACGACGCCGGGCGAGCCATTGGCGGATGCTCTTCATGCCTTCGCCCCCACCAGTCCGCGCCAGTAATCGGCGCGCTTGATTGCTCGTTCCAGCGTGGCGCTTTCGGTGTCGGACAGAGCGCGGTGGCGGCCTATCGCGTCATAGGTCGCGATAACCTTTTCGGCGGCGGCGAGATAGCGGGCGGCGTCGGAAAGCGGCGGCGTCATCCAACCGTCCCCCGCTGGCACAACTCATAACTAACGGAAATACTTAACGAATTTGGTGAAATGAAAGCGCGCGTCGTATCGCCCGCCTCATGGAGATGTGCGAGAGATTCGGGGCTGGCGTCGGGAGGGGTAACGCCAGCCCCGGCCAGCGGCGAACGGGGGATGATGTCCGCCGCGTGGAGGTCGTAACAATCGCAGGTGAGGGGCCGGTTGCAGGCGCGGCAGGTCATTCAGGCCTCCACCGGCTGGCGCGCAGGACGACAAGCCTTGATGCACGCTGCAATTTCGCTGCTGTTCTTTTGGGCTGGGCGGAAGGCAGAAGCCTCAAACCAAGTGAGCGGGAAACATTTGAAGCGCAGGAAGGCAGTACGTTTCCCGAATGTCCGCTTCCAGAATGTGGTCTGATCGCGGGGCATCTTTACGACGCCAACGACCGTAAAAACGTCGCCCTTTTCGATCTGAATAGGCGTTATCATGCCGGTGTCTGCGTAGCCCCACGGCCCCTCGTGAATACACACCGCCTCCATGCCCACGCGCCACACACTCACGACGCCGCCCCCCGGTGGGGGGAGGAGAATTTTTCCAGCACCTCGATTTCATCGTCCGTTGCATTGGCGATAGGGCCGATCTTTTCGCCCGTCTTTCGATACACGGATAGGGCGAGGGGCTGTGACCAAGGCCGATCGCCTTTCAAAAGCGCGTGCGCATAGGAGACACTGATGCCAAGAAACTCGGCAAGCGCGGAAGGGCGTGATGGTAAATGTTCCATGGCCGTAATTTCACAGATTGTGGAATTCGATGCAAGTGGAAATTTCCACAATCTGGATAGGGCGCGAATCAGCGCAATTCCTCAGAATGTGAAAATGGAAACGAGAAAAAATGGCGGCCCGAATTACCTCAAGGCATGGCGCGAACGGCGCAGGATGACGCTTGAGGAATTGGCGGGCGCCATCGGCACATCTGCGAGCGTTATCGGATATCTGGAAAGCGGAGAGAGAGGGCTGTCAGCGAAGTGGCTTCGGAAACTCGCTCCTGCACTCAAGATCACGCCCGGCCTTCTGCTCGATCATCACCCTGAAAAATTGTCGGATGATATGATTGAAATGTGGACCCACGCATCTGAAAGCCAAAAGCAACAAATAACCGACATGGCAAAGATCATTTTAAAAGACGGCACAAACGGCTGATTGGGGTGAGGGGCTTATGAAGCGGGGGATAGCCGCGCTTGGGGTGGCATTGAGCGCAGGCTGGGCTTAGTTTCTGATGTGGGAGAGGGGTGAATCCCCTTCCCCAAAGAACCTAACGAAGGAGCTGGGATATGAGCGCAATCCCGCCTGAATATCTGCCGGCTTTCCGCCCCTACATGAAGGAAGCGCCCGTAGACGTATTGGCTTGCGCTACGGCGGTCGGCCTCCCTGTATATTCCGCTGATCTTGGGCAGGGCATTTCGGGGATGATCGTCCGCAGG